ACCTGCAGCGCAACGATCTTGACCGTGTGTCCAACCTCGCACGTCGGAACAGACCGCGCAACGTGCTCGGGATCATCTCGACGGGCCAGCGGCCTGCCCTTGCTCATCGGGATTCCCAGGGCGGCATTCGTAGCCGCAAACAGGTTGTTCATCGCCTTCACCGACGGCGAAAGCGTGCGGGAGTCCGCAGCGGCCATGTCGGTGTAGAGCTCGTTCCTCGCCGCAAGCGTGGTCCGGTGCGTGGGCTCGGCGGAACGGTTGACCGTGCCAGCGACAAGGCGCTCGCGAGTTTGAATCAGGTTGAGGGTGGTTTCGGCAGACTCGACCAGTCGGCCCCGCCCCGCGGCGTCCACGGTATCTTGCAAAGATGCCGTTAGGTCTTCATCAGCCTTTCGGAGCGTGCAAGCTGGACACTGCTCTTCTGGGTGGTCACAGTCACAGGTGGGGCCTAAGCGATGCGTGCTCATCCGACGCTCCCGGCATCATCCGGGCAACAAGAGCTAGAAAACTCTCGTGTGCCCGAACGACGCTCTCAAGGAGCAGCCGCGATTTTCCACCTTCAAAGTGGAGGCAAGGGGACTCGAACTCTTGCCTCAATCTCTGGTTTGAATCGTCCGGCTGCTCAAGACCATGAGAACAGTCAAGCCCGCCCCCGGCGCTTGGATGCGCTGGCGTTGGTGACGACCTACGACCGTTTGCAGCAGGGGCAGGGCTTGGTTGTTCTCGGGTTCGTTTCGGTCGTGTAGGTTTATGATCGTCACCGCCATCAGTATCGTCATCCCCCTGCCCCCTTGTCAAGCCCTTTTTGTCGTTTCCCAAAATATTTCTGTCGAGGAAACCGTTGAGGCGTGGCATAAGTTCAGCAGTGGGGCGGAGTTCCTCGACCTTGGCGTAATCGTAAATATTCAGCGTGGTCTCGAGGTTTTCGTGCCGCGCGAAGTGGTGGAGGTTGCGAACGTCAGCACCGCGGCTCGCCCGCTCCGTGACCGCACATTTGCGGAACCGGTGCCAGAATCCCCGCGCCTTCTTCGCGTCCCCCTGCTCCCATCCTGGGATGCCGCACGTTTTCATATCCGCCTGGAGGGTGATGTGCGAAGGAAGCTCGGGAAACAGGTATTCGGACCTCGCCACAAACTTCGGCTTGCCCTTTGCGATTTGCTCGTCACACCACGCCATCCACGTTCGAAGGGCGGCCACGCACTCGACCGGAAGCGGTATGCCGTCCCCGCGGCGTGCCTTGTCCGCGGTGTAGTACAGCAGGCCACGATCCAGATCCACGTCGGATCGCAGTTGCATTCGTCCTTCCCGCCGGCGGGCACCCGTCAGCGTGAGGAAGGCGTAGTAGGTGCTCGCCAGCGGACCATGCATCGTGACCCGTCCGTCCGTGCTGGCTTCCCTAGCCTCAGCAGCCAGGATGAGCGCCCGCACGTCTTCAAGCGTGAATGGGACGCCGCGGGCATTCCCGCGGTGGACTACCGCCAGCGGGCGTTTACACCGCACTCCTTCCGCAAGTTCTTTTCGACCGAGCTCACCGGCCGCGGCGTGCCGGAGAAGATGGTCGACCGGCTGATGCGGCACAAGGGCCGGACGGAGTACCGCTACTACGACCCGCCGCTGGACGAGCAGGCAAGAGAGCTCGCCAAGCTCCCCCGGTTGTGGCCCGAGTCGGGTCGTCCGAAGGTCGGCGACGGTGGGCCAATTGTGGATAACCCAGGAAATTCAACCCTCGACTTGACAACACCCCCGTTACGAGCCGATGATGTTCCCGGCAGTCAAGCACCTCTCACGCAAACCTCCACGTCTACTAGGTGCCACCCCGCGCCGCTTCCGCTTGACTGCCAAGAAGAGCGCGAATGTTCGGGGCGGCACCCGGTAGACGCGGCATTGCGGGCGGCCCTGCGGGGTCGTCGGCAGACAGAGAGGCGGGTTGAATCCCGCCCGATTACGAATCCCGAAACGACCTTTTCGGGTTTCATAACGCGGGCGGATTCAAACGACGCCCTTGCTGATCTGCTCGACGCCCTCGCCAGGCTGCTCCGCTCAGGAGCAGTAGGCCATGACGGTCGAGGCGAACCCCCACCCCCGAAAGCTGGGTAATCCGGCTTCCCCCCAGGTCGGCTGCACGTACGACATTACATTCCCGCGTGCCCCGAAGTACGGCACGATCCGGGTGAAGGTGCTCGGCGCTGACCAGGCGACGGAACCCACGCCCTGCGGCATGACGACAGTGCCGCTCCTCGTCATCAGCGGCGCAATCCCCAAGGCCAACCCGGATCGCATGATCGGGCCGGGGCAGATCATGTCGCTTCCGCCCTTCCTCGCGACTTGGACCCTCGTCGAAGGGGGTGCTGCTTGAAGCACGGTGAACGAGACGCCAAACTGAACGGAGGAGGTTAACAGCATGGACATTCAGACCATGAGCGATGAGGCCCTGATCGCCCTCGCCGACGAGATCAGGAGCGTTCTTTCCCGCCGTCGGTGGTCGGTCGGTGAACGCTGTTTCTGGCGCGACCGCGCCGGAGCGGTGCATCAGGGAACGGTCAAAGCCCTGCTCAAGACGGGGCTGCTCGGAGTCGCCAAGAAGGGCGAGTTGCAATGGGGCCACGCGGTGGACCCGGTACAGGCCACAAAGACATTGGAGGCTGCGTAATGGCATGGAACCCAACACCAGAGGTACAGGTCGCCCGCGATGCCGCAAAGGCGCTCACAAAGGCGGGGCGGTTCATTGATCGCATCGTGCTGCTGTTCACCACCGAGCAGGGCCAGATCGGCTACGCCAGTTACGGCAAGGACTCGGCCCGCTGTGGCCAGGCCCGCCGACTCGCTGATGTGGTTTACGAGCGCGGGCTCGAGGCGATGGAGAACATCCCAGACTTCCACCACCGGCACGGCCACCGCGTGTCGAACGGCTCTGATATTGACTGGAAAGGGCTGGAAAAGGAGGTGATTCTGAAGATTCGCCTGCTCCGGACTTCCATCAACGCGTTTCCCGGACCAGGAGCGAACGACAGCACGCGCCAGATGTACGTCCGTGACCTCGTGATGCCCGCAATCGAACTACTCGGGCGGTTCTGCAACTGCGTCAACATCGCCCAGGATGAGCCGACGACTGGCCCTGCGTGCGACGACTGTGGGTGTCCATCTCCAGAGCCCGAGACGCTCCACGAGGCCACAGGCATCCGTATCTGCAACGCCTGCGAGGCCAAGGCGGCAGAGAAGGCGCGGGAGTATGTGCGGGATTCCTGAAAGCGACTCCGTTTATGCCCTGATCTATACGTGCCGCCATGATCGTCACCACGCCCCACAACCCCGAGCCAGAGAAGTATCCCGGAGGCCGGATGCTGGGCCTCACGATACGAGGCAGGCGCGTTGGTGCGGGGCTGACACTTCGGAGGTGCGCGGAACTGATGGGCCTCACGATGACCGACCTAAGCGGCGTTGAGCAGGGGCAACGGCCATTCACGGAGCAAGAGTTTTCGGATTTCAATCGGGTAGCGAACCTGAAACCCGCCGGTGAACAGCGAGAGAAGGTTGACAGCGATGGATGAGCACAGACAAGGAGTTGCAACGAATGGCGCTCGCGCAGAATCGACTTCCGAACAGGGTTGGGGTAAGGACCTCGCCAACGCCATACGGCTCCTCGGACGCCTTTCTCGCCTGAGCATCGACTATCGCCAGGCACAAGACAACGCCATCAACGCGAAGTTCGTGCGTGAGCCGAGCCTTGATGCACCGGACAAGGCTTGGATGGAGTACCGGAATTCGAAGCGGACCCGCGAGCCGCTGGAACGCGAATCCAGACGCCGATACACGCTCTGGGATGATTGCATGCGTGGACGAAGCGACGACCTTGCCCGCGCTGGCGAGGCTGTCGAGGCCATCAGCGCCGCCGTCGAGACCTTGCCCAAGCTGATATCCGCTGCGAACTTCGCCTTGAGGAAGCTGGAAGACGAACGGCGGATCGAGGTTACCAGCAACACCCTCGGCGCGACCGAGGACGAGACCATGCTGAGCGCCGAAGGCAAAGCCTTGGTGCTTGAGTGGGACAAGATCATCGAGCCGCTCAAAGCCAGCCTGAAAGACCTCGACCTACACCTGACGAACGCGTCCGAGCACTTCCCCACGCCCGGAGGTGCCGCGTGAAGGCGAACCCAAACTGGATCGACCGAGTCCGGCTCCGTCCCCGCATGCACGGGCGATGGGCCTGCGACCTCTGCATCGGCACTCGCATCCTCAGCCAGCACGCCTCGCTTCGCGCCGCCTGCGATGAGCTAATCGAGCTCCGCGTCGCGTTCCTCCGCCGGATCGGAGGTGGCGCATGAGAACGCCGCTCCTCGAACGCCTCATCGGCGGCTTCGTCTGGCAGCCCGCCCGCATCAACGTGCGGAGCCCGCACGCCTCCGCGACCGTCACGACGGAGACGGCTTCGCGGGTGCTGGCGGCGCTGGGGCTCAAGGTGCGAAAGGGAAAATAACACCCTCGCGCGTGGTGCCTAAACTCTCGCGGTGCCAAGGGCCGGGAGGTTCATCCGGTGCAGCACCGCTATTCCCATTACGACAAGAGCCCCAACGTCGTTCACAACGCGACGTTTCAGCATCGGCCCCAACTTCTCGCCGGCGGCGCACGACTCGCGCGTGGAACCGCGTGGACGACTGGCGTTGACCGTCACGAAATCGTGACCGCAACGGCGGTGGGCCAGAGCACCCACACCGTCAAGGACGACGCGACAAACGGGCGGTTCCTCATCGACATCGGCGAACTGACGAACGTTGCCCTGTCGTTCAACTTTGACAAGGCGAGCGACCCCGCGGCGGAAACCGCAACGCTGGATCTGTGGTATGGCAAGCCCTTCGCCTTCGCGCCCGATGGCGTGGGCTTCGAAATCGTGCTCGAGTGGATGGGCCAGTACACGCTCAAGTGCGCGACCACCGGCACGGGGCTCGTCGTATCAACGTCATCCGCCCTCAACACCACGACGCCGCCCAGCAGCTTCATGAAGCACGCGGACGACATCCAAGACACGGCGGGCAACCCCTACCCGTGGATCACGAAGATTCGCCGGAAGGACTCAGGAAGGGCGACCAGGACGTGGGATTTGGCTGGAAATCACATCCTGATTGGGCAGGTGTACCCGGCCTCTGGTGTGACCATCGGCGGTCAGTGGTACAAGTTCTGATCGAAAAACGTACCGCAGCGTGCGCCCGTTTGGGCGTAAAGTCAAGGGATGCCTGACCAGAATAATCCCGCGAATGATGGGGGACTGGGGGAGGTTCTGCGCGACACTGGATCACGCTCAAGCGTTGCCGACTCCAAGCTCATTGCCCGCGCCGTGCGAGAACGGTGGCCGATCGACCTGCCCAAGAAACAGCGGATCGTTACGACCCTGATGCAGATTCTCGACACAGATACCTACGAGGTTGAGAAGATCGAGTCGAACTTAGCGGCGAATGGAGAGGCTTCCGGGCCACCAACAACCACAGCCAAAGTCACGATGCCGAACCACCGAAACCAGGTCGCCGCGGCGAGAACGCTGGCGATCATGGTTGGGCAAAACCAAGAGGACGAGCACCACGCCGACAACCTCGAGGCCAAGCACAAGGAAATCGACGCCCGCAAGACGATCATCCTCGACGGCGTTTCGTGGGAAGAGTTCCACGCCCTGCCTGAGCGCAAGGTCATTCCCAACGAGGCCCAATGACCGATCCGCGATGGCGAATCCAAGGCACCATGCGGCGGGCTTTCCTCTGCAAAGACCCCGAAGTGCTGGTAACTGGGCCCGCCGGCACGGGAAAGACGATCGCCGACCACCTGCTCACGATGCTCCGATGCCAGGAATACCCGGGCTCTCGGCATCTGTACGTCCGCCAGGTCCGAGCGGATATGAACGACACCATCCTCCCGTCGTTCGAGCGTGTGCTCGGGCCCGGGCATCCCGCCCTTGGCGACGGGTGCGGCCCTGAATCTCGCCACCGCTACACCTTCCCGAACGGGGCTTTGGTCGTCGTCGCCGGCCTTGATCGACCCCAGCGAACCTACTCGGGCGAGTATGACACCGTGACCGTGTTCGAAGGAACGGACACCACCGAGGACGCATGGCAGCAGTTCAAGCGGTCTTTGCGGCACGGGAAGATGCCGTTTTCACAGCTCCGAATGGAGTGCAACCCCGATTCCCAATCGCACTGGATCAAGCGCCGAGCGGACGCCGGGATCATGACGGCCTTCTACACAACGCACAAGGACAACCCCGCATATTGGGACGAAGAGAAGGGCGACTGGACGCCGCAGGGCCGAGAATATGTGCTCGGAACGCTCGCCAGCCTCACCGGGTTTCGTCGTGCGCGACTTTTTCTTGGCGAATGGGTGGGGGCAGAGGGGCTGATTTACGACAACTTCGAGCCCACAAGGAACGCCCAGCCGTACCACGTTCGCTCTCGGTCGTTTGAAGCCGTCCGCCGATTTGTCGCAATCGACGACGGAACCAGCGATCCATTCGTGTGCCTGCTCTTTGAGTCTGACAAAGCCGGGCGCGTGCATATTTCGAGCGAGGTACATGAGCGTGGATACACCACCGATCGGAAGATTGCAGCCGTCCACCGTTTCAAGCCCGACGCGGCCGTGGTCGATTCCGCGGCGCTCGGCCTCAAAATGGACATCAACCAGTCCGGCGTTCAAACCCCTATGGCGGTGAAGGACATTCTCCCGGGCATCGCGCAGGTGCGTAACTGGTTCTCGCGAACGATCGAGGGCGAGCCGGCAATCACGATCGACCCGTCATGCACCAACCTGATCGAGAGCATTCAGAGCTACGCCTGGGATCCAAAGGCGTCCAAAGAAAAGCCGCTCGGCGGAAACGACCACGGCGCCGACGCCCTGCGATATGGACTCATGCACATGCAAGACCCCCCAGCGATCGTGTTTGACTCCCCCAAACTCTCCGACCTCATCAAACGCTGCGACTACGTTCCGTTCGTTCACGCGACCATTGCGCACGAGCTGCAGGACGGTTCGGAGCGGGATCTGTCGCTCGCGAAGCAGGAAGTACGGCGGATCAGGCTCTACCCAGCCTCAGACACCAAAGCCACCGTGCGCGTCTGGTGCGACCTCGACAAGAACCTCAAGCCCAGCCAGGCCAACCGATATGCGATGTTCTGCGTCCCATGCGACATCGGGGGCGAGAACGTCACGCTCTTTGCCGTTGGCGATGGCGCCACCAAGTCGATCGTTGCCGACGGTCGATTCAAGGGCACGCCCGAAGAGTGCGCGAGGCTGTCGGCCATGCTCGGGCTGTGGTTCCACGGCGACGGGTTGCCAGCCCTGCTCGGATGGTGGCACCAAGGGGCGATGGGCACCGCGTTCCAGTCGGCTCTCCGACGCATCCAGTACCCCCGCCAGTGGCTCGGTTCGCCCAAGACGGGCGAGGGGTGGAGCCCGGACAAACTGACGTGGAACGATGCCGTAAGCCTTCTCCGCGTGGCGTGGGAAATGGGCCAGTTCAACGAGAGCGACCCCGACACGTTCAGGCACGCCGCGGGCTATGGGTGGCATGGCGGGGTGGTTCGCCCGCTGGCTGTGGCCGACGACGTGCATCGGTGGGCGACCTGGGGCGATCTGGTGATCGTGCGGGCGGGGCTGTGGCAAATGCTGCGGAACATGACGGGCCCGGCGGCGTTCGACCCCATGAGCATCAACTACGGGATCGTGGAGAAGGGGCGGAAAGAGAACGATTTGGCTAGGATGTGAGCATGACTGACCTGACGAAGATGAGTGATGAGGAGTTGATTTATCAGCACGAGCATTTGTGGAGGCGATCGACCGTGTTTCCGGCGTTCCCTCGCCCATTCCTAACGCCTAGACTCTCCCGGTGCCAGGAGTCGCGACCGCGAGGTTAGCGCATGGCATCTTCGTATACAGCGGTGAAACGTGTCTATCCCGAGCCGACCGATCCTCGCGCGTCGGCGTTCATCGAATCCGTGCTTGTGCGAGCGATCACGGCACCCGTCACACTGGGATACTTCGGTGATTCCCAAGAGTTGATCTACGGCGAAGGCCGCGCGTACTGCCCGCGTTTCGCTCAGCGAATGGCCGAGTATTACGGCTATGTCGGCGCCACCGGATGGTGCGCCCCTGGTTCCAGCGTGCAAACAACGCCCTTCATCCGCGGCGCCGGCGGTGCTGCGGGGTCGCCAACCGGAAGCAGCACCAGCGATTTCCCGCCTGGATTCGAGTACCCCATCAAGGCCACGAACACGCAAGGTCTCAACTACTGCCTCCAACCAGACATGATCGGCGTGGCAAGCCAAGCCGGCGCAACGACCGAAGCACAGTTCGCCCCGCCCAACGACCTCATTGACACCACGAACGGCGACTATTGGGTATGCGACATCCTCCTCGCGACGAAGGGGTACACCAGCGAGGCCACATTCTCGACGTCGATGCTGTGGGAAGTTCGAAAGCACACGGGATCTGTGCCGAACGCATCGGGCACGATGGTTGCCTCCAACACTGAAAGCGGCCTGAATCTCGACATCGCGACCAAGGCCATTGTCACCGTGACGACAACGCCTTTCCAACTGGATTCGTCGAACAAGTACACCACGCTCAACCTGTATTCTTCGAACGCGAACCCCATCCTCCCGATCGCGATTCGATTCAGGAACATCACCAAGAAGGGCGGCATTCACACGACCTGGTTCTCCGCCGGCGGGTACAAGAGCGATTCGATCGCAAGCTCGCATTCGGGCTGCTCCACCGTGTTGGCTGCGATGGGTCTTACCGCAATGGCGTTCGGATATGGCGCGAACGACGCCTATTCCGGCGGAGGATTCACGGCGGCCCAGTTTAAGGCGAATCTGCAATCGCTGGTTACGTTCGTGCGTGCCGCGGCTGGAAAAACCCTGCCCGTTATCGCGTGCGTCGATTGCTGGCGAAGAGAGGCAACGGCGCCGATGGCGACGCAGTTCGATCAGTTTGCGGGCGCCTACGCGGAAATGGCCGACGCCGATCAGATGTTCCGCGTGTGCAACACCCGCCTTGTCTCGGAAGAGCTCGGCTGGACCAAATCGAACGAGGACATCGCCAGCCTGACGGGTGGCGCGGAGTGGGCAGTCACGACCGCGTATACGACCTCAAACTACGTTGTGGTCACCGGCGCGAGCCCGATGTGGTTCAAGTGCATCTCGGGCCACACCAGCGCCGCAGCGGACAAGCCAATGACCGGGGCCAACTGGCGCACGTACTGGAAACGGTGCGTGCGATTCGTCCGATCCGATGCCGACCTTGTGCATCACTCATGGGAGGGCGGCTGCTTGAAGGCTGACATTGACACCGGCCTCATCCTGTCCGCCAATCCTGCCGTTCCCCGTATCCAGCGTGGACCTCGCGGCGAAGTGGTGTAATACTCATACGGTTCGCAAAAAGGACACCGCACAATGCCCAGGCAGCTCACGACGTTGCAGCAACAGGCCCGATCAACCGTTTCCGAGGACACGCCAATCGGTCAAATCCGAGTCTTGTGCGCGATCCACGGGCACACCTACAAGAACTTCGACGACTTCGTGGACGAGAGCGTCATCAAAGACCACGAGGTCAAGGTCCACAAGCACAACTGTATCGAAGACTTCTCCACCCTGCTCTACTCGCGCCGCTGGATCGTGAACTACGTCAACGGCGGCCGCACGTTCCGCCTCACCGCCGAGGGCGAGCGGTTCATCGACAGCGCCTACGAACTGCTGAACAAGTGGGAAAAAGACAACAACCTGCCCCTCACGAAAAACCCGAATATCGAGGACGACGACACGCGCGAGACCGCTGGCGTGAAGGCTCCTCCCCCACCGCCGCCCCAGAACGGACGACCTGGTAGGCGGCCCGGTACACCCGCCTGATGCCCCCGACGATCCCCAACACCGACACGCTTTCCCGCCTGTCGAACACCGAGCGAGAGGTTTTGAGTTGCATCGGCCATGCGATGTCCGATCAGGAAATCGCGTCGCTCGTGAGCCGTTCGCGATCGACCATCCGCACCCACGTCGGATCGATCATGCTGAAAACGCAGATCAGACGAAGAACGGTACTCGTGCTGGCGGCGATTGCGTGGGGGCTAGCCCCATCGCCGAGGGCTTCCCGTCCGCCTGGTCGGGGTTGATCTTCTCGGTTTGTTGCACCGAAACGACGGGCGCGGCGGTCAGTTCGTTCGGGTCGATGTACACCCACACCATCCGCGACATGCTGCCGTGCTCGGCGTGGATGTCCACCTGGACCGCACGCACGGGCCATGTGTGCGAGCGCCCGAAGTGGACCCAGTAGACGCCAAGGTCCAACACCTCCCGCGTTTCCCTGATTGCGAGGCGGACGTAGGGGTCGGGCGATTCGAATATCAGGGTGAGAATCCGCTGCTCGCTGGTGTTCCGGGCAAAGGATGCCGCAAAATCGGCGTTCGGGGCGGGCGTGAGCGTTGGCATGGGTGTATTGTTATCCCGGTGCCAAGGGCCCGAGAGGGCTCCGGTGTTCGACTTCAACAACAGTCTGCCAGACGCCGCCAAGCTGCTCAGGGTAGCCAAGGCCGCGTATGACCACACCGAAGCCGACCACCTGCGCAAGTTCGATGCCTACTCGAAAGCCCAGTTCAATGGCCGCTGGCGCACAAAGCTGCTCGAACTGAACTTTCAAGACTGGAAGGTTCTCCAACCAGAAAACCCGATTCGTGAGATGATCCAGACGTATCTCACCCACGTTCTGGGCGAGGAAGTCGCTCCGGACATCTCGCCGCTGGCGCTCGGCGATCAGGGCCAAGCCACGCTCCGCGAGTACCGCATTCGTCGCCTGCTCGACGACATCGCGTACAACGACGAGCACGACGCCGCGATCGTCGATTCGATGCACTCGATCGGATGCACCTACTTCGGCATCAAGGCCGGGCAAACGGCGATGCGGCTCAACGATCAGACCCTCGACCCAGGCGAGGCGTTCGTAGCGAGAATCCCCATCTCCTCGCTGGTGTACGACCCCAACGCGCCTTCGTGGAAACGCAAGGCGTACATGGGGCATGGCTACGTGGCGTCGATCGACGTCATGCTCGAAAACGGCATCGGCAACGAAAAGCTCATCAGGTCCATCCCGAAAATCTGGGACAACGACAAGTACGGATCGACCGCCGTGCATCCGTGGGCGCAGTCGGGTTGCCGAGTTGACGAGTACATCGAGGACCAAATCCCGCTGTGGGATTTCACGTTCCTCTACCGCGGCAAGCGATTCCGATGCACGCTCCCGCCATTCGACGGAACAAACGAGTTTGTCGTCCCGCCCTTTGAGGACATGGAAATCGAGAAGGGCCCGTACAACGTGCTCGAACTCGGATTGTCCACGGGCGACGGGATCGCTCTCTCGCCCGCAATGGCGATGATGGACGCGCACCTCATCGGGAAGGCAATGGCCGGTCGGCTCGCGTGGGAAGGGCTCAACACTCGCCGCAAGGTGGTTGCCGATCAGGGCGATCAAGCCTTCGTGATGAAGCTCCTGAATCCCAACGACCCCGACGGCGTGGTCTTCACCAACAGCCAGAACGTGAAAGAAGTCGTCACTGGCGGCATGGTGAAAGAGCTGCTTGAGGCGTATTACTTCATGCAGGGCGTGCGGAAGACCATCGGGCCGAATGTGCAGCTCGCGGGCGGCCAGGACGACCCGGGCGACACCGCGACAGGCACCTCGCTCCTTGCTGGCAATGCGGGCATGGCGTTCACGTTCTGGCGGAACCGCATCAATCGGTGGACCGCCGGGAACCTCGAGCGCCTGTCGTGGTCGCTGGACACCGAAACGGGCAAGGAGCGGTACGACTTCCCGATGCCCAACGGCCAATCGGTGCCGATCGTGTGGAACAGCAACACGCGGGACACCTCGTACAACCAGTTCAAGTACAGCATCAAACCGTCGGTTGGTTCGTCGATGGACCCGCGGCAGAAGTTGCGGAGCCTCTTCGAAATTATGGGCGCGATTCCCGCGTTCATGCAGTCGGTTTTGATGATGGGCGGCGACACCCAAGCCGCGATCAACGCCATTGCGCACGTGTCGGAGATGCCCGAGCTTGCTCGCATCCTTCCGACGCAATCGACCATGCTCATCCAGCAGCAACTCATGCAGGGCCTCGCGATCGGAGCGGCAAACGTTCCGGGCATGGGCAAGATGCTGGGCGGGCCGGCGGCGATGCGTGGCGGCATGTCAGGCCAGATGGATCAGCGTCAATCGGACTACGCGACGGGCCGAGTGCCCGCGTGATTGGAGTATCCCATGCGTCTCATCGTTTCAAACAGGCAGGCCGCAACCGTTCCCATCCAGGGCATCCCCACAGAAAACGGCCTCTATCGCGCCAAGCCGATCGCCGCCGAGCATCTGAGGGCGGAGCTCGCCAAGATCAACCCCACCGACGCGAACGGCAAGCCCAACCCGTTGCACCAGCGGATCGTCGAAGCCATGAAGCCCGAGAACATCGCGAGCGAGTACGCGCACGAGGGGAAGGTCTATGCGTGCATTCTGGGCCAGATTCGCGAGTTCAACGAGGCGACTGGCGAGGTTGGCGGTCCTGTGGATGTTCGCCGCTGGGCCGAGCCCTTCGCGTTCGAGGGCATTGTCTGCACCATCACACCATCGCTGTAACGCGGCACGTTACAGCCCCATTCAGGAGGTTCCCATGCGTCTTGTGTTCACCCGTGACCCGGTTACGACCGGGGTTTCCTATTCCGAAGCCGTGCAAACCGAAGGCGTCTATGAGGCCAGCGGCGTGACGTTCCTCTCGTTCTGGGGGCGTCTCCGCGAAATCGGACCCGATGGCGTCTTTGGTCAGTTCATCGATCCGACGACGGAAGCCCGGTTCACCTTTGTGCCGTCGAGCGACTGGCACTTCGAGCGATAGTTTCACTCTCGGCCGGCGGGGGTCACTCCAACTCTCGTCGGCCTTTTATGCCCGAATACTGCCGCCACTGTCCCGCGTGCGAGTTGCGTTTCAGCGTGTGCGTTCCCATGCGCGAGGCAACCGCGATCCGATGCCCCAAGTGCTCGGGCGTGGTCGATCTTGACCTTGCCGCCCAGGGCGTCCCAGGCCGAAACACGATGGAGTTCCACGGTTCAGCCCAGATCAGCCCGGAACTTCGCATCAGCCCGCGCGAGGTCCAGCAGGCACGCCGAGACTTTGGCGACGACGGCGCGGCCCATTGTTGGCAGGATGACGGGCGGGTCAAGTTCACCCACATGAGCGACGCGAACAAGTTTTTCGGCAAGCTCAAGACGATTCGGGCGCGGGTGAAGGAGTTTGAGGCGGAGCACCCGACTCCGAAGATTCCTCGCGGGAAGCGGACGGGCGAGGTTCAGATTGCAACCGTCGGATAGGCCTTCGCCCATCGAAATACGTAAAAATGATGATTGAAGGCATGACCATAAATGCTTCTGATATCACGTTCATTCATTCGAACGTGGTGCCAAGGAGTACAGGTCATGCCGGAAACACTCGAAAATACTCAGGAAACACAGCACGAAACGCAGGAAACTGCGCCCGAGAACGCCGCGCCCGAAGTTGAGGCCGAAGAGACCGACACGACGGACGACGAGCTCTCCGACGAGGAGTTGAGCGCCTGGGAAGCATCGGCCAACCGCCGAACGACCCGCCCCGCACAGCCTGCGGAGACCAACGACGACGACGAGGAGCCCAAGTCGTCCGCCCCTTCGCTCGCCGACGAACTCGCCGGCATCCAGAAGGACATCGAGAGCATCGACGGCGTGACGGACCCGGGCAGCGAGTACACCAAGCGGGCGCTTGCGGCGATTTCCAAGCGGATCGACGCACTCACCGCCAAGCCGACCACCAAGAAGCAGGCCCCCGCCGCTCGAACGGGCGAAGTTCCCGACGCCGCCCAGCGGCTCGCGGCGATCGTGGACACCATGCCCGCAAATCGCGACGGGTATTTCGACGACCCGGACAAGCAAAGCAAGCTGCTCAAGACGGCCCGGCGGATGCTCGAAGACGACATCGACGAGGGGAAGCTCTCACGCAAGAGCATCAACGACTCAACCGAGATGCGCTACATCGCCAAGGCCGCGGCGAAGATTCGCGGCAACGAGGACGCGAAGTCTCGCGAGTCCAAACAGCACGAAACGACGGTTCGACGGAACGCCAGCCGCACGCCGGCGGGTTCCGCGACGGGTCGCGGGAGTGGGGGCGGATCGTCTGCCCCGCCCAAGGTAACAGGGAATTTTGACGCGGATTTGAAGGCGCGTCGCGAGTGGTCCAAGCGGACTGGTCGCGCCGAGTAGCCGGACGAACGGGGCGTGCCGCCGCCCATAGGAGTCGATCATGCCCACCGCTCTTGGATCAGGCGTTGATATTTCCGAACTGCAAGACCTTTCGCGGAATACGCGCGCGGTCCTCATGGAAGGGCCGTACCTCACCCAGCCTTTGCAGAGCTATCCGCTCTCGCGAATGCTGGTTGACATGAAGGGCAAGATGTCGGCCCCCTACGCGGCTGGCAAGACCTGGAACGTCCAGACCTCCTATGCCCGCAACTCGACTTCGGCGGCTCGCCCCTACCAGGGCATGTGGGAATCCGAGCGTGAGGATTACACCACGCAGCTTCGTTCGACCACGAAGACGCAGAACACCCACATGAAAGAGGTCTACGACCTCATCGAGAAGAACGAGCAGGACAAGAACCCGACCGCCGTCGGCAACACCATGCGTCAGCGCATGACGGCGAACATCATCGGCCGTCAGACCGACCTCGAAAACATGGTCGTCGGACCCCACTACAACGACGACGCCGAAGGCTACAACGGGGTGCTCGGCTTGCTCTCCGTGTTCGGTCGATCCGCGACCTACTCGGGCGGCACCCTCACCTACGTTGCCCAGCCCACCCCCGCGTACAACGGCGTTTATACGCGACTCCGCGACGGCTCGGTCACGTCGACCAAGTTCAACAAGGATCTGTCGCTCGCGGCGAACGGCGAACTCGTCCCCCAGGTTGCGACCTGGGATGAGACGATGAGCGAAACGTTCCTCAACACCATCGCCGACATGGCGCTCAACCTGCCCGTGAACTGGCTCCCCAGCCTGTACGGAAAGCAGTCGTCCGTTTCGCTGCTCCTCTTCTGGGATCGCACGACCGACCGCCTATACAACCGCCTGATGAACAAGGCCGGCGGGCCTCGCATGGACGACTGGTTCGGCACGGGCGAGAAGAAGATTCAGGGCGTGACGCCTGTTGGCTGCCCGGCTCTCGACAACCACGTCCTCCGTCCCAACTTCCTCGTGAACACCGACGTTCTCTACTACGAGAAGATCGAGAACATGTGGGATCGCGAAATCGAGCCCATCCGCGTCGGGCCCACCACGTTCCACCTGCCCCGCGTCGATCAGACGCAGCTCTTCTGCGAAGGCTCGCTCAAGTACGCGGGCGGCCTGATTCACAAGCCGTTCAGCGGCTCGACGTAATCCACGCCGTAGGCGGCGACGCGCTCACTCACCCACGCACCACACCACAAGGACTCGCATCATGCCAATGGGAACCTCTGAACGACTGAACATCGAATCGAAGATCGGCGACTACGACGGTTACGACATCAACGCGACCGCCGGTTCACGCACCGCCCAGAACTTCGACCTCTTGCATGGCATGTGCCTGCAGGAGAACGACTACGACAACGACTCGCGTTTGACGTCGAACCCCACCCCGACGGGTCGCGCCGGAACGATTTTCAGCGTTCCCACGCTCGGGCAACAGGGCAAGTACGCGATCGTGTACGAGCCCCCGGGCCGTGACGTGAACGTCTTGAGCTCGTCGGTCTCGAACCTTCGACTCGGCGGAACCGTCAAACTCGCGACCAAGGCCGACGGGGTGCAAGCCCTGATCGCCCTTCCCAACGGCGCGACGATCACCCGAGGCGTTACCCGGTTCTTCCCGGGCACCGACGCCAAGCTCTACCGGCACTACGTCACGGGTCGAAACGGTCGAATCGCCGTCTCGACCGCGGCGTCCACCGCGATCAGCAACACCGCATCCGAAACGACCTTCGACAATGCGTCGGTCACGATCCCGGCCAACTCGCTCCAGGCTGGCGACATCATCCGCGGCCGATTCCAGGTCATCGCGACTGCGACGAACTCAACCGACACCCTGCTCGTCAAGGTGAAGCTCGGTTCGAACATCCTCGCCTCTTCGCCCACTGTTGACGTTTCCAACAACGACATTGTGTGGGTGGATTTGGAGTTGGTCGTTCGATCGATCGGTGCGTCCGGCGCGGTCATCTCCGCGGCAATGGCCTTCAACGGAACGCCCGCGGCCGCCGCAAGCGCCGCCGACATTCCCGCCGCCTCCAACCTCGCCTCTACCACGGTTGACACGACCGGCGACCTCACGCTGTCGCTCACTGCAACGTGGTCGGTTGCGTCTTCCTCCAACTCGTGCCGTTGCGACATCGCCAACTGGACGGCTGTTCCCACGCTTCCCACGGTTGCCGTCGCGCAGGAAACCGCGACCGGCACCTCCGTTACCGCGACCTCCGGCCGCCTCACCCGCGTTCGGTTCAACGGCGACGGCCTTCTCTGATTCTCGCGGGGGAAACCTCGCACCAATGTGATTGTGCGCCGGCGGCGGCTAGGCATAAACGCGACCCTTGGCACCACCATGAGTCACAGACTGCCGTCGTCCGGTCTTCATGATTCGCGGTTCTTCGCTCACCTTCGCCGACCTCAAGCTCCGCCTGTCGGAGTTGGTCGTTCTTTCCGAGCGTGAATCAGCCTCCAACCCCGTCAACATCGCGCCGACGGACCCAAACACCAACGACCGCCTGGGCCGCGCGATCAACGACGGAGCCAACGAGTTTGCAACGGCGACCAAGATCGGCACCAACGGCCAACCCGTTCGCATCGAATGGGCCTGGCTGTGGGATCGCTTTGAGTCGTTCGAGCTGTCCAGCGAGGGCACGGCCAAATACTCGCTCGACGCCAACCCACGCCGCTACTTCCTTCCCGGCGCGGCGTCGATCCCGAAGAACGATCTTCTCTGGTCCGACGGAACCACCGCGGGCACCATGACGGCGGCGACGTTCGATCAGGTGCTTGAGGAGGAGCTGCGGAACCCCACGCGGACGGGTGCGCCGATCTACTGGGGCGCTGAGTACAGGGCGAGCATGGGCGGAATCGAGCTCCGCGTGTTCCCCGCCCCAGAACGAACGTACTACCTCAACCTTCGCGTGAGGATCGGCGTTCCGCCGCTCGTCAACGACAGCGATCGTGGCATCTGGCCGGACGTGCATAGCCGAACGGTGCTGGCCTACGCCCTTCGCTGCTTCCATCGCGGGGACAAGGCGCCGGACTCACCGGCCCATCAGTTTGCCGAGTCGATGTGCCGAGAGCGGTTGCTGGCGTCGATCGCCGCGAATGGCGACTTCCTGCCCGACTCGGCCCCGAATCCCAAGTCTTTTGCCCGGACAGAAGGCCGCGCGTTCCAGATGCGGAACAACGGTGAAGTGATCTTGCAAGGCGTGTCTTACCCCTGAGAGGAATATCCAAATGGTTGGCTGCAACAACTACGAAATGCTCCGCGACAAGTGCATCATCCAGGCCGATGGTTTCCAGTCGTCGCCGCGGATCATCACCGCCGACGAGTGGGTCAAGGACGGCGGCACGGGCCTTGGCGCAATCGGCGGTAACGCCGTTGGTATCGTCGCGGCTGCCACGAATAAGAACGTGGTTCGGTGGGCGGCTGCCGCAACCACGACCGACATCATCCGATTCTGCTGGGAAGTCCCCGAAGACTTCCGGCCTTGCAGCGGACGCACGGGCGAGAACTCCGACATCGTGCTGAGCGTGCGGGCCCGGAAGATCGGCACGGGTGGCGCGGTCACGGAAGCGGTTGGCACCGTCAACCTCGCGTGCAAGTGCTACTGGCAGAACCCCGCGTACAACTCGGCCGGCGTCGAAATCGCTGGCGACGCGACGGTCCAGACCCACACCACGGCGATTTCCACCTCGCTCAACGCTCTCGCCGCCAGCGTGCCCGCCGACTCCAACGCCGACGCCGTGCGTCGATACGACATCAAGCTCGTTTCAAACATGAGCGCGGCCCAGCGGTTGGCGCTGAAGCCGGGCGCGTCATTCGACATCACGCTCTACCCGTCGGCGACGGTCACGGCCAACACCGCGATCGAGATTTGGTCGGCATCGCTGATCTACCGCCGGCACGCAATCCCGCTCCGCGCAGGCGCTTCCCGAGTTGCATTCTGATGAGGACTGATGGAAAACAGGCCGCTCCAAGAACCCATCCGGGGCGTCGCGGACGCGACCAAGTTTGTCGCCAAAGACCCCACGACGACACACCCTGGATACCTGCTCAACGCCTTCCCCGTCGATGAGAACGGGGCGGTGCGTCTGAACACGCGCCCGAAGCTGGCCGTCGAGTTTTCGGGTGCATTCGGTTCCGGCCCAGTCGAGGCAATCGGCTCCATCCCTCGCACGTCGGGCGTGATCGGGCAATACGACGGTCCCAACACCATCGACACGGCGGGCTCGGCTCGCGAGTCCGGCACGTTCGCTGGTCAATGCGTGGTGCTGGATCTGGATGGTTCGGTTCGCCAACTGTGGAACGACACGCGGGCGACGGGCATTACCTCGCCGCCAACCGGGGCGGGTGCCTATGGCGCGTTCTCGGTCGCATGGGACCACGAAGACGACGACGTGGGGTATTTCGGGGTCGTCGCCCAATACACCACCCTCACGACCCAGGCCGTTGCCTGCACGCTCCTCAACCGATTCGACCTTGGGAGCGAGTCGGTGACGCACACAGGCGGGTGCTTTGATGCCGGTCCCTTGGCGTCTTTCCCGCTCGCGTCGGCACCGCCGGCGCAAGAGGCGATCGTCTGCAACGCGATGGCGACGCACGGGCCCTACCTGTTCACCGTCGCGAACCGCTACATCTACGTGCATCGTCGGTCGGATGCGGTCATGGTTCAGCGGGTCGAAGTTCCGCTCGCGGCGGAAGTCCAGGGAATCGCGACCATCATCCATGAGGGTCGGCGATACATCGTGGTTTGCACCACGGGTTCAACGAACGTCGCAACTCCGGTCACGGCGGACGCCAGCGGAAGCCCGAGCGAGGTGTTTGGCGAGCACTTCCGATCGGCGGCGGCCGTGCTGTACGAGTTGCAGTACAAGGACGCGACGCTGGAGACCGCGGTCGATCCGGGCGGCGATCCCTTGCGGCGCGTGTACATGCCCCAAGGCACCGAAACGGGAGATGCTGCCTATGAGCTTCATCGCACGCTGCGGATTGCGGAGTATTCGATCACTCGGCCCGCGGGCCGGTTGTGCTACGCGATCTGTGCGGGCGACGCCTCGAACATCCTGTTCGTGGCGACGGCGAATCAGGGCTTCAACTACGACGGAACCATCGGGCCCGACGGGAGCAAGCCCTACCTCAGCCTCGCGCGGGTGAACATCGACGCAGCCTTTGAGCCGGTCCCCGACGCATTCATCGACCCCGATTCGAACCCGGGCAACTACGGCATGTCTGCGGACGCTGGCGGCTGGGAGGGCGACGGGTACACCAGCTTTCGGCGTGCGTTCTCTTGGGGAACCCGGACGCTGTACAACGACATCCCCGAGATTCAGGCGGGTGCGCGTGATCCGGGCGGAGCGAGCCAACCCCCGACCTACTGGGCGCTGGCGTACCACGCATCATCGGACACGCTCATCGCGGCGGGATGCAGGCCGGCGACGTCGGGAACGACTCCGAACGTGATCGCGATTCGCGGCAGCACGGGCGAACTCAAGTGGTCGAAGTACGTTGGCGGTCTCGTCAATCAGGGCGCGGTGGCGATCAACCCGCTCACCGGAAACGTCGTCGTCGGCCACTCGCGGAACGTGGACACGGGCACGTCGGCGATGGTGACGGAGTTGGACTTGACGACGGGCGACGTGGCGCGCACATGGGACATCCCCGACGGCGTGCTGTACAACGGGTACATCACGGGGGCCAACTACCAGACTTTGCAGGTCGGAGTGTACGGAATCGCGGTCAACGGACGCGGGCAGGTGCTTGTTGCGCTTGGCCCATATGTGACGGACGTTTGAAAGGAAAGCACAATGGCTCTTGTTCGCAAAGGCGGGACAATCAACTGGTCGGCTTTTCGGAGCGGCTTGCTGCTCGGCCTGGCTATCGCATCAACTTGCTATGCGGTTGTCCTTTACATGGGCGGGTGCTCGACCGAGCCGACGCAATCCGTGTCCACCATCCAGAAGTCTCTCGACGACAGCCGCGTTCAACTTGCCAAGCTCCGGGCCGACAACGAAGTCGCGCTTGCCGAAGCGGAAGCAAAGGGCGACACAAAGGCGAAGGAGAAAGCCCAGAAGTCGCTCGAAGTTATCGCGAAAGGCGAAGAAACCGCAAAGGCGGCGTCTGCGGCGATCGGCGCGGCGAACGGTGATCCCGCGGCGTCCGAGCAACTGACCAAGTACACCGACAAACTCCCGTTCCCGTTCAACCTCATCGCTGGCATCGGAGTTCCGCTGGCGATCGCTGGTGTTCAGGAACTCCGCGTTCGCCGTGCGTCGAGTGCGGCAACGTCGATCGCTCAAGGCGTCGAAGAGGCTCGAAAGAACTCGCCCGAGATGGTCAAGGCGATGGACGACAACAAGGAAGCGATCGAACGCAAGTTCACCCCGCTCGCCAAGAAGATCATTGCCAAACACAAAGCCAAGAAGAAGGAGGCCGCCTAATGCCGTCGTGCATGGACAACTGTTTCACCACGCTCATGGATGCCCTCGAAGACGCCGCCGACCAGTTCAAGTCGGACGTGAACGCCTGCTCGACGAACGAGTGCATCGCGAACGCGGCCAAGAAGTTCAATGACGCGGTGACGGCGGCGGGAGAAGCGTTCTCCGCGTGCGCCCGAAACTGCAAGGGTCTCCCATCTTCCTGAAAGGTCTACACATGCCCGCCACAACTACACAGAGCGAGAAAGAGAAGACGAAGCGGTGGAGCATGACGACCACCGCTGTCGTGGCGTTGCTGACGGGCGGATTCATCGGCGGCGGCGGCGCGACGAAGTGGGCGACCAGTAAGGCTATCACGCTCGACGATCTACGCGGCGAACTGGTAAGCCAACTCGAACCGATGCGGCGAGACATCCTCGAACTGCGGGCAAAGAACAACGTCAACGAGTCGAAGATCGCGGCGATCGAGGCCGAAGTACGGCCCCAGCTCGCGGCGATCCTCTCGAAGTTGTACACGATGGGCGAGGACGTTGCATTCATGCGTGGGCGGTTCTCTCGGGAGAATGACAAGGCACAATGAGCATCACGCGCGATCCAGTCCAGTTGACACTCACGAAATCGGGCACGTCGCTCGAGTTTTGGTGGCTGTCTCGCGCGTTGCCCGCCCGTGCCTACATCCACGTGGGTTGCTATCGCACGTCCGATCAGATCACGGTCGGCGTGCGATCCAGCGGCGATGGTCGATCGTGCTTTCGGTGCGGTGTCATCGGCACCAATCTCGTCGTCATCAAGCGCGAGTTTGGCGTCGAAACCACGGTCGCGAGCACGGCCAACCTGCTCCCCGGAAACGAGACATACACCCTTCGCGTCCGACTCAACTCGACCCAGAACGCTATCAATGTGGCGGTCCTTCGCTCAAACGCGGTGGTCGCTGAGCTCACCTACACGACGACCGACTACCTCGAATGGACGGGCTACGGCGTCTTTTTCTTTGTTGACGGATCGCTCGCCTACTACGTCGGAACGGGCGAACTCAAGGACCAGATCAGCAGCATCGACGAAACCAATATCGCGGTCATCGCTGGAACGGTCTGGGCGGCGAGGCAACCGAGCCAGTGGCGGCGGGAACAGTCCAGCGTGTTTCCCGTCGGATCGCGCGTCAAAATGCGGTCGCTCATCGGCAAGATGTGGATGATCGGCGGCGGGCTGGCAAAGTACCTTGACCCCATTCTTTCGCCCGGTTCCAGCATCGCGGATTGGGTTCCATCGTCGGGCACGCTCCCCGGGCAGAGCCTTTCGGGAACGACGACGGCGACGCTCTTGGAGGAGCACCAGGGCGGGCTCGTGCTGGCGGGGATGCCGGAAAACTCGACCGGCTACCACGGATCGGCGATCGGTGACCCGCTCAACTACGACGACGGCGGGCGTCTGTACGGCTCGTCGTTCTCGCGCGGACTCACCGACGACGACGAAACCGTCGCCGAGCCCATCGTCGCACTCGCCAAGGCTCCCGACAACTCGCTCATGCTCGCGGGGCAGCGGAACGTGTACTACCTCCTCGGCGACGTCTACGGGGGCGGTGATCAGCTCGTCAACCCGATTTCGAACTCGGGCGCGTCCGGCCCCGATTCCATCACCATTGGCGAAGTCCCGAGCGGACAAGAGGCGCTGGTCATGCACGGCGCCGGCGGGCTTTCGGTCTGCTTCGCGGGCCAATCCCCCATCGTCATCTCGCGCGACGTGCTCAACCGCTACCTGACGATCGACCCGGCGGACCTCCCGAACTACCGCATCGTCGCCGCGCGTGATCCGCAACTCCGGGCGGTGTTCATCTTTGGGCTCGGCGGCGTGAACATCGCCTACTTCGAGCGGATCGGCAAGTACGCGGACGGCGAGCCAGCCTTCTACCCGTTCACCCTCCCGGTGGACATCACGGCCGCCAAGGTCATCCGCGGCAAGCTCATCCTCGGCACGTCCGACGGGCGGCTCGTCCGGTTTGATCCGGTGCTCGGCGACGACCTGGGCAACCCAGTGCGAACGGTCATCTCGTCCGAAGTCGTGAAGGGATCGACCCCGCGGCATGACGCGATCATCCGCCGGATGCAGGTCGTGACGGGCGCGGCGGCGACAAATGCCACGGTCACGATCTACGGCGCACAGTCTGCGGAAGACCTATTCAACGACGATAAGCGGGCGACGGTGTGGGCATCGCACGCGATCGGCGACGGCATCGACGAGTTTTCGGTTCAGGCGCGGCGAGCGTACATGGTGGCGACGGTCGAAGTCGAAACGACCGGACGCGGGGCGATCCTCGAGGCTTGGAACATCGACGACGACGAGGCTTTGCGATCGCGGCATCTTGGCCCCGATCAGGTCGTTCCGGTTCGCCAGCGGTCGCGACTTCCCATCGTCATCAATATCCCGTCCGTCGGAGCGGCGACGTACCCAGACAACCCGCCCCCGGTGGACGAAGCCCCGTTCCCATACCTCATCCCCGCGAGCGTGGATACCGGAGGCGGCGTCTTCTCGGTGGAGTTGCGGGAAGGTCAGGACGTGCCTTGGGGTTTCCTCCCGGCTGGCCCATTCGAGTTTGGACCCGCGGGAACGGACATCGACGGCATTTTCACCCCGCGCGACACGACCATGCCATACGTGCTCCCCGGCGCGGACGACAACATCGACCCGTACACCGATTCCGTGACGACCCGTGGACCGAACGTGATTTTCCTTCCCAGCATCGACGTGCATTGAGGTTTCACCATGAACAGCGAACTCGAATACAGCCAGACAGTGACAACCAGCGGCGGTGGTGCCGACGTGTGTCACGCCAAGATCGAAGCCCCTTCCGATCAGAACTGCACCCTCCGCCTTCGCGGGCAGGTGAAGAACTCGGCGAGCACCAGCCTCTACCCGAAGTTCTTTTTCATCATCTGCTCGTCGGGCGACATCACGTCCGCGGGCACGTTCTCGGCGTCCGTGACACTCAAGCGGCGTCGGTTCGGCGACTCCGTGACGGGCCGAACGACCCTCAAGACCTGCTCGGGCAACCCGACGGTGACGACGGGCTCAAGCGCCGGGCAAAAGGTTGGCGAGCGAGGCGTCGAAGGCCATGCCTTCTTCGAAATGCTCGTCGAGGTTCCGGCTGGCAAGATCGCCCTTGTGTACTCGAACGACAGCAACACCCTCCCGGTTGACCTCCTCTATTCCATGTTCGAATGAGCGCCATTCCCTCCCATGTCCCGTCCCCGCTCCGCTCGGTCGATCCTCGATCGGTGGACTTCTCCGTGCGCCAGTGGCTCGGGCAAGTTCCGCTCTCAATCGCATTCGCGGCGAGCGATCAGGTCGGCACCGATCGCACCATCACGATCACGGTTCTCAACCTCTCGGGCGAGGCGTGCAAGGGCCTTTTCCACATTCGCGTCATCGTGGGCACGGCGGCGGATGGTGGCCCGGCGGGAACACAGACGGTTTCGGTTGTTTCTGGTGCTCAGGTCGCGAGCGTGGTTTCGAACCAGGTCATCGACGCCCTGACCAACTCCAGCGGCGTTCTCGGTTTGACGGTTGGTGTCGGGTCGGCTGGGACAAGGCACATTCGGGCGGTTGTGGACGGCATCGTGTACGGGTCTGGCGAAATCTCTTGGGTGTGAGGTGAACTATGGCGGCATTGAGCACTGGCGCGGCGGGACTCTTGGCGGGTGGCGGACTTCTCGGAAGCGTCTTTGGCGGTCTGCTCGGCGGCAACGCGGCGAGCAAGCAGGCCCAAGCCGAGTTGCAGGCCGGACGCGAGAATCGGCAATGGACCCAGGACACGGCCAACGACTACAACCTGCGCCGGTTCGCCCTGCTCGATCCGAGCATGATCGACGCCTACCTCGCCTCTCTCCCCAAGGCTCAGAGAGATGCCTTGGTCGGACGGCCGGCGGCGGACGGAACGATCACGCCCCAGCAGCAGCAGCGGCTTGCCGAGTTGAACCAGCAGATTGCCCAAGCCCAGGCGACGGGGACAACGCGCAACACGCGCGGCCGCGCGAACCCGGAACTCGATCGACTCACGTCAGAGCGGGACTCGATTATGTCGCTGACCCGTGGAGATCCGGGTGTCGCGGGCCGAATCGACCTCAACGCGCTCAAGGCGGCGTCCGGCAAGGGCTTGCTCTCCCAGTATGACACCATCGCCAGCGACTACCAGAAGGCCAACCGTGGGCTTCTCGGGTCGTATGACGCGAACACCCAATCACTCCTCGCATCGCAGCGGGAGAACGAGAACACGGCGAAGATGTACGGCGCGGGCGAAGAGAAGCGGATCAAGCAGGCTGCACAGGATCGGCTTACGGAAGCCAATCGGATGCTGCAATCGAACCTGCTTTCCCGCGGGCTCGGATCGTCGTCCACGCTCGCCAATGGATTGGCTCAGAACGTCGAACAGAGCGGGCGGGGCGTGGATGCTGCCCTTGGCGACCTGAACGCTCGCAAGGTCGGGCTCCTGACCGGGCTCGGCTCCCAGCGGACAAGCCTCCTCGCGTCGCGATATGGCGGGCGAACGCCTCTCCTGTCGGACGCCAACCAGCAGGCGACGAACCTTCGCGTGGGCGGCCTCAATGCCCGGATCGGGCTCCTCGACGATCCGCTCGTGGGGCAGGTCGCAAGCAGCAGGCTTCCCGGCGTGTCTGGATCGGCGGCGGGTCAAAGCGTCTTCGCGAACGCGATCACGGGCGCGACGTCGCCCCTGCTTGGCGCTGGGCTGTACGGACTCCTCAGCAACGCGGGCGGCGGCGGCGCATCTGGCGGGTATGGAACGATGGACCCCTACGGGCTGCAAGGCCCCGTGAATCGGAGATATTGAACATGGCGGGCACTTTGCAGATGCAGTTTCAGGCACGGCGAACGGTCGGTGGCGTCGAAACGCTCTTCCCCGAAGGGCCGGACGTTCATCGCCTGTTCCCCGAGTTCTCGATCGACGCCGACAACTTCGTCGATCGAGACGTGACCGTCCAGCCTGAGCAAATCGTCGTGCTGTGGCAATGGGGCGGCGCGTACCCCGACTTCGCGGCGTTCATGGCCTACGTGGACTCCGACGACGAAACGGCGGTGCTCATGGTCTCCCGCCTCATCGACAAGCCCCTGGACGGCACGACGGACACGACGGCGAGTGGGACGGCGGAGCGGTGGGAGCATCAGGCGGTCGGGCCGGAAATGCCCATTACCAACCGCTCCGACACCTACGGGCATACCACGCTCGCGACGGCCACGGGAAGCTACACCGATACCGATCTTGGAAAGCTGCCTCTGCTCTACCAGGACGCGAACAAGGTGCAATGCAACGTCTACAAGATCGTCGTTTGGAACCCGAGCACGACAACGGGCGTTCGCATTCGCTCTCGCGCATGGAGGTAACTGGTGCCGATCTTCGCCTACACGCTCAAGAGCATTGCCCAGACCGGCAACAGCGCAACGACGAACAGCGAGCCGTTGGTTTGCACCGACTGTCTCGACACGTCGCCAGCGTCCACCCTCGCGGCGGCGGCGTATGCGACAATGGCCTCAAAGAGCGCCGGCCGTCGCGGGTTGTACCTTGGACGCCTTGGGCTTGCGAAGACCGGATACCCGTCCATCTGGGGGAATCTCTCGCTCGCGTCCATGCTCTCGGGCGGCATGAACATTGGACTCCATCGTGCCTTCATGGTGGACTACTGGACCGCATGGAAGGCTCAAGGATCGGTCATTCCCGACGACATCGTGCTGGACCACGAGAACAGCGCCGACGAGGGCAACTTTGCGATGACGGTTTCGCCTTGCACGTCGGCTCTCATTGCTGAGGCGGCGGCGCATCCCGTGCTGAAATACAAGATGCACCCTTCATTCTGGGGTCTGACGGCGTCGCAGATCACGGCCCAGTACGGAAATACCACGCTCACCGGGCTTTTCGACAACATCATCAACGACATCAGGGCTCGGGCGCTGCGATCGATCGTGTGCGAGACCTTCCAAGACGTGATGGGGCAGGAATGCCCACGCACGACCAACTACGCCTATGGCAATCGGTACACGACCAACTACTCGGACTTCAACTACGAGTTTCCGCCATGCACGAACGGGATCAGCGGGCCAAGCTCGCCCGTGTGCTACATCATCTCGACCAACCCGGGGAGCGGGCGGTGGGCGGGATCGACCAAGGCTCGGCGATACAACGGGTTCCTGCAAGCCCTCAACTCGGCGCGGGCGTATCGCGATGTCGGAATTCCCTGGGTGTCGCACTGGAACTACAACGGCGACAACATTTCGAACGCCACGAATCTTGCGGGCTGGCGGGAGTTGATGAAGCACCTGGGTCGGATGGGGATCTCGAAGGTCATCCAGTGGATGCCGCCGGCGTCTCCGACGGACATCGCGACGCACGAAACGGTGCTTGCGTCGATCGAGGTTTCGAGCGTCACGCCGGGCACGCGATATGCTCAACTCTCGGTTGATGCGGCGAGTGCGACCACCAACGGGTACACGACGAGCTACAGCGCGGGAGATTGGACATGAGCACGTTTCAGGCTTACGACCCGCGACTCCTCCAGGGCGGAATGCTCTCGGGCTTCCAGCTTGCCCAGAATGCCGACCAAGACCGGCAAACGCTCCTCCTTCGCCAGCAGGCACAGGCGCTCGACGAGGCCCAGTTTGCCGAACGGGTGCGACTGGCTCGGGAAGAGGCCCAGAGGAATCTCGACCAGAAGCAGGCCGACGCGGAGTTTTACCGCAGCCTGACGGCGACGCAGCCGATGCAGGCGGTTGCTGGACCACGGCCCGGGCAACCCGCGATGACGGGTGAACCGGCATCGTTCACCAACACGCTCGGCGGCTCGCCCGACGCGAACCAGGCGGCCCCCGTGCCCGCGGCGATGCCGATGCCGACCGATCCCCTTCACGGGCTCAACCCGTCGCTCCTGACGCGAATCTCCCCACATGCCCAGAGCGTGCTTGGGCGGTTGGTGGAAGACCGGGCAAAGACGATGCAGGAGCGGGCGGACGCGGCGCAGCATATCCAGTACATGCGGGGTGTAAGGGGAATGCTCAAAACCGTTGACCCGTTGCAATGGAAAAAATGGGAGGCGATCGTTCCCGACATCACGAACCAAATCCCAAATGATGAGGTTCCGCCGGACATTCGAAGAGAACGAGAACTCGACCACGAACAAGCCCGAATCGACCAGATTTACGCGATGGCGACAACGCCGGACGGGTCGATCGACTTCATGCGGTTCAACGCCCTGAACTCGCTGGGCTCGGCGGACCTGTCCAACGAGTACCGGAAGCACCTTGCCTCGCAGATGGTTCAGGATCGGCAAATGGCGATCGAGGCTCAGAAGGCGGCGGCGAAGCAGACCGAGAACCAGGCCATCATCGAACAGGGTGCCCAAGACCTTGCCGCCGAGCGGAAGATTCCGATTGAAGAGGCTCGCCGCAAGGCTCGCCTAGTCAAAGGGAACTTCGTGAATGAGATGCAGGGGTTCACCGAGAAGTATGTGACGCAGCGGGCATCTGCGATGGTGTCTGACGCAGAGGACGACTACAAGCGTGCAGTTGCCCTGGTCAACGAGTTGGCGGACATGAAAGAAGACCCGTCAGGGCAGACGGCGAAGAAGGGCGTATCGGCTGCGGCCTTGTCTCAGGCTCGGGCTGGCGTATTGAATGCTGAACGCAGAATCGTTCAGGCTCGAACTGAACGCGACAGAATGCTCTCGGGCGGTGATCAGGCACCCCAGCGCGATCAGATGAATCACGTCAACGCGACGTATCCCACGCAGGGCAACGGGTTCGACGAGTCTGGATTCAGGCAGGCGCTCGCGTCGGGAACATACGCGGCGGACGTGCGGGCTTTGGCACAACAGGGATTGTCGGCGGAAGAAATCGACCAGCGACTCCGCCAAATGCACTCCCAGAACAGGGCGCGATAAATGACGACGATGCAATCCTCAACGGTGGACCTCATTCGTCAGCAGATGGGTTCTGGCGGCGGTGGGTCGTCCACGGTGGACATGATCCGGTCGATGATGGGCGGGTCCGCTACGCCAAATGTAGCGTCCGCTACGCAGAATGTAGCGGGCGGCGGGTTCTTCTCACGCCTTGCTGACTCTGCAAACGCTTTCGGCATCGGTGTCGCCCAGCGTGTCCCGGGCGTCGTCGCCGACCTTGCGCTCACGGCTCGGGCGGCGGAAGCGGCGTCGCGCAACCCGGCTCGGGCGATCCTGCCGACCATTGGGTCAGCTATTGATCTAGCCATGAATCCGGCTGGACGGATCGCGGGAACAGCGGCAACCCCAGCGCGTGACGCGATGTCGCAGGTTGCTGGCGGGCTTTCCGGTCGTGTGCCCGGCTTGGCGTCGCAGATGCTTGGGCAGTTCTCAGGCGGGGCCGAGTCGGTGCGTTCGGGCGTCGATGCGGCGGCGCTGCAGGGCCTTCCGGCGCGGGCGTTGGACACGTTCAGCCCTGAGGGTTTGGCGTACACGATGGGTCAATCCGCGGTAGACATGGCCGGATCGGTTGCGGGCGGCATTGTCGGCGGCATGGCGGGCGGTCCCGTTGGCTCGGTGGTTGGCGCTGGCGCTCCGATCCTTGCGAGCGAAACGGGCGGGAACGTGCGCCAGAACTTCGAGGCGATCAAGGCCCAGTATCCGGGAATCAGCGACGAAGACGCCTTGACCGAGGCGTTTGTGCCGGCGGTCGCGGCGGCGATCCCGTCGGCGGCGTTGGACGCGATGTCGGGCGGTGAGGCCGCGATCGCACGCGAGATGCTGCAAACGGCGGCGCGGGGGCGGGCCAAGCAGTTGCTTGCTCGGATCGGACGCGGGGCACTGGATGTCGGGAAGTCGGCTTTGGAAGAGGGCGCGACGGAGATGGTGCAGGGGACGTTGAGCGACCTGGGCCAGACGGTCGCGGCCCCAAATGGTGGACCTACGACGGCTAAGGATGTTCGTCAGTTCCTTGCTCGACGCGGTGCGGAGGGTGTCGCCGGGTTTGCGATGGGTGGCGCGATGACGGCGGGGGCGAAGGTGCCGGGGGCGTTCCGAACTGTGCAGTCTGCACAGCACAATGCAGATGTTTCCACTGGGTCGAATTCGATTCGCGCACCCTATGGACAGGAGCCTGCGCGAAAGGAAACCATCACGCCCTTCCCGGGGACGGTGGGTGGTGAGCGGGTTGCGGACAGTGCGGCTAGTGCGGCCAGTGTTTCGCCCACCATTCCAAATGCCGACGAACGCCTCCCCGCCTTGCTTGCCGCGATCGAGGCGGACCCTGAGAACCCGGCCCTACAAGCCGCGTTGGATGCCGCGCTTTCACACGAAGGTCAGGCGGTGGCGGCGGTACAGACCCCAGACTTCAGCACGCCGGTCGTATCCGAGCAGCGAGGCGTTCGGTGGATAGAGGGAACCCCAGAAAATCCACCACGCCCGGAAGTCGCCCAAGAGGGCGGCGTCAGCGGTGGGAACATTGCTGCTGATCGTAACGCGAGTTCCGTCGATGCTGGCGAGCAACCAACCGGGGATGTCGCTGGCGTCGTTCAAGCGGGAAATCCTAAGCCCGTGGCGGAGATGAAGGCTGACGAGATTCGTTCTGAGCTGTCGTCTCTGAACCAGCCGACGGGCGGGAGTCTGCCGGCGATTCGGAAGCGGTTGGAGAAGGCGAGGAACACGCTTTCAGAAAAAGATTTGAGAATTGGTACGAGTTCAACTGGCGACGCCGCCAGAGTTCGTGAGACGCCTTCTGACGATCTGGGCAAGGCTCGGGTTGGCGAAGGTGTTTTGTCCGACGGGTCAACCCCCAATCCTACCCCCGAACCGCGGCAGGCGTGGGAGATGACGCGATCTGAGTTTCTTGATTGGAGTCGCACCGAAGATTTTAGAAAGAGGCGATCGGAAGCAGAGCAAGCGGAAAAGTCGGCCACGGACGAAGTGTTGCGACTCGAACGAGAGATCGGAGTCCCGAGCGATTCGCCGCTTGGTTTGGTTGGATCGTCCGAGGGTGTTTCTGCCAAAGCCTTCGGCATCGCTCAGCTTGCCGACGCTGCACGGCAACAGCAGGCGTTTGACGCAGCACTCGCCAAAATGCCGCCGGAGGTCAGGGCCAAATATGACCGTGCCGTAAGGCGTTCCGAACTTGCGCACGCCCGCACACGCTCGTTCGAGGACTTGAACACGGCGAAGGAGATGGCTGCCGAGAACCCAGAGTTAGCTAAGGTGCTCAAGCCCGAACCCGAACCGTCGCGGGCAGTGCCGACGAAAACCACACGCACGGAGAACACCAATGCGTTACGAAAAGAAGAAGGGCAAGGGCAAGGGCGGCAAGGGCTGCTAACCGAGAAGGGCGCGGCTGACGCTGCGCCCGACTATTCATCCATGACCATCGCCCAACTCAGGGACGAGGCGAAGGCGCGGGGGGTGGATCATCGCGGGTCGCGGGCGGCGGTGGTGAAGAGGCTTTCCGACACAGCTCAGCAAGAGCCGATCCAAAGTCCTCGGCGAACTTCTGTTCCTTCCGACGCTCTTTCGACTCCAGACGCCACATCAGCGCCCAAAATCCAAGAACGAACGCAAGCAGAAGCAGGATCATCATCCCCCAACTCTACGCCGCGCGAGCCTTGGCAGATGACGTACGACGAGCTGGCGAAGACTGGCTACATCGCATACGACGGAAAGCGGGCATACGTAGAAACTCGGGTCAAATCTGGCGACACTCCGAACCTGCGTGCAAACCACGAGGAATCAATCGCCCGCGCCGTGCGCGAAGGCAAGCCCGTCCCCCCCGAAGTCCTCGCAGACTACCCGGACCTACAGCCCAAGGCGGCTGAGAAGGCAAAGGCCACGATCCCGACCGAGATGCCGGAAGTGGCCCAGCCTACCCCGCTCAAATCTCTCACGTTGACCACGCAGACGCTTTCTGGACCGAAGCAGGTCCGGGCAAAGTTGTACGCCCTGCCGGGCTACAAGGGTCCGCCCGTTGCCATTGCCGAGTACAAGTCCCCGCGCGGGCAGGGCTATCGCGTGTATCTGGCCGAAACCGGACGGCTCATCGAGGACAACAACGGTGTTGCGACACTCGAAAACACGTTGAAAACGGCGGTTCGTCGCATTGCCAACCTAACGCCCGAACAGCGTTCGGCATCGATCCAAGCACCACGCCAGCCCATCCAAGAGCCAGCACCAAAGGCGGACGGCGATGTGGTAGCTGGGGTGGGGCAATCACTCGGCTCCGCTGACGGCGCGACCAAGACCTCTCCGTCGATGGTCACGAAGCCAAGTGAAAAGGCGCAGGCGGGGGGGCGTGCGCCGGTGAAGATGCGGACGTTTCGCACGAAGGAACAGATTGAAGCGGAAAAAGCGAAGCGG